CCGCCCTGTGCTGGTGCGGTTGTCGCCCCAGCGCCCGGTCCGCCAAATCCGCCGACGGCGGTGATGGCCGTTCCGGTAATGTTTATTGAACAATTACCGCCTTGCGCTCCGGCCGTTCCGCCCGACGATGAAATTCCGCCGCCCGCCCCACCGCCCGCTTGACAGTCGCAGGCCCAGTAGACGGTGCCTGGAGAGGGCGTGTAGTAGTTGGTGCCGGCAGTAAAATAAGCGGAGGTCGGCCCGACCAGAGCTGAGGGGGTCTTGGGCTCCCAGGCGCTATCGGCGTTGACCCATTGCGCCACCTGGCCGTCGGTCGCCCCGCTTTGGTTTAAGGAGTTGAGAGGGAGCGTGGACCCCGTCACGTCGGGGCCGATGATTTGGCCCATGGCGTATGTCGTGCCGTTGCTCGTCCTCATGACGCGGTTGGCGGTGCCGCCTGCGCCGGACAAATTGGTGCCGCCGTTGGCGATGGGGACCTGCCCCGTCAAGCCGGTGGCCGCTGGCAACCCTGAGCCTTCGGACAAATCCCCGATGTAACCGGGCACGTTGGTGGCCTTGAACCATGGGGCGTTCACCTCGCCCGCGTTGACCACGACGCCGGAGGCCGTGGCCACGCTGGGGTTGGTGCCGCTGCCGCCGTTGACCGTCAGGGTCGAGGTGATCGTTTCGCCGCCGGTTCCGGAGACGGTCATGCTTGAAATGCTGATGGCTGTCTGTGGGTTGATCTGATTCCCGTTGATGAGAACGCCCGCGCCCGCGCCGGTGAAGGCAAGCCCGGCGATTGCGACGATGAATCCGAGGAGACGCGCTTTCATTAGTTTGTTCATTAGAAGGTGTCCCACCGCAATACGATACGGTCCCCGGTATTGAGATTTGATCCGAAAGTGATCGCCGTCGTCGAAGTCTCCGTATAATCGAGCGTCACGGATTCGAGAAGGCCGTTGACGTACACGAAAATATTCTTCCCGTTGGCGACGTAGGAGCCGACCATGTTGATGACGGTCAGGGACCCGGTGTAGTTGTTGAGGGCCGTCCCGGCGATATACGTCTCGATCTTTTGAACCGGCGTCGGCCCAACCGAGGACGTGACGACGATGCTCCCGTTATAGGTGAGCTGGTCGCTCCCGTTGATCGCCAGCGGGAGATTCGCGCCGTTCGCGTTGTTGCGCCAGTTGATTGCGTCCGTCTTGGCGAGACGGAGAACGCCAGTCGTGGCGATGAGTGCCGTCTCCGATTTCAGGTAGGCCGCGACAAATCCAAACGTCGCCCCGAAGTTCGCATCCGCCGTGAGCGTGAACGCCCCGCCCGAGATATCGAGCTTGTTCGTCGCCAGGGCGATGAGGTAGGACGAAAGGTTTCCCGCGCCCTGCGCCCAGCCCGAATCCCCGTATGCCGGGATCGAGTAGTTGCCGCCGCCCGTCGAGACTGTCGTGGCCATGGTCTAGTACGGTCCGATGCCGTCCTGTTTGATGTACGGCGTCACTTGCATGAATAGCCCGCTCCCGGTCGGTGCCGTCACCTTGAGGCGGTAGTACCTAAATGTCGCCCACTGAAAATCATAATTGTTGTCATAAGGCGCGAGAGGTGTCACGCCCGCGCCGGTCGGGACTGGGATCGCGACGGAAGCCCCGGCGGTCGAGGCGGCGGTCCAGAAGTTCCCGTCGTTGGAAGCCTGGAAAATGTAGGCCGGGCTCCCGGCGAAGCCCAGCGGGGCGAGCGTGTAGTTGTTCTGCGTCAGGCCGGTATTGGTGGAAGCGACGACCACGAAATCACTGGCCGGTGTCCCTGCAACGGCTGAAGTCGAGTAGAGAGCCAACTGCCAGGACGTAGCGTTTATCGGCGTGTAGAAGTATGTCGTCCCGCCGGTCAAGCCGCCGATGGCCGGGGTTTGGTTCTTCGCGTAAAGGAGAGGCAGGCCAAGCGGGTAGCCTGTCGCCGGGGAGGTCGAGAACGACGTACCGCCCAGCGTGAAGTCCGGCGTGAAGCCTCCCGTCAAAGCCGCCCCGGAAGTGATAAGAGCCCCGCCGACCGTATTCGATGAGGAGGCCAACGTCCAGTTATAGACCGCGCCATTAAGCGTCGAGGTCGTGTAGACGATACTCGCCGATCCGATCGCGCTCAAGCCGAGCGTCGTATTCGCCGCGATGGCCGTCGCGAGATTGGTCGCCGTCTGCGCGTTGCTCGTCACGGCTTGGAAGTCTAGGTTCGCCTTGAAAACCACGCCGCCGATGGTCACGGTCATCGAGCTGGTCCGAATCATCGTGTAGCTGCTGATCGCGATGTTGCCAACCGATTGCGCTCCGTCTTGAATCTTGGTCGTCGCGTAGCTCTGCGAGGAAGCGAGAACCTCGAAGGAAAGGTGGCTCCCCTGATACTGCGCCATGTCGAGCAAATAGGTCTGATTGTACGTCAGGCCGGACTCGTTGACCCAAAGCCCCGAATAGCTCGACGGGCTCGCGGGGAAAATCTGGCCGGCCGAGGCGGCGAAGGAAACCCCCGACAGGAACATGAGGACGGCGGTCAAAAAGGTTTTCATGGCATGGCTCCTTGAGGCATCTTTGGCGGGGCGGGCATTGGCGGCTTGGCTTGCGGCTTGGGTAAAGGGGCCGCAGGAGGACGCCCTGGCACCGCGCCGAGCGGTTTGGGCCCTGCCTGCGGTTGCTGATTTCCCGGCATTGCCGGGGAAGCGGGGGCGGCTTTGGGTAGAACGATCGGGCTCGGCGTCCCAGGGGGCAGAGACGGCTGGCCGGTGATCATCGCGATGATCGGGTTGATCGGGCCGTGTTGCGCGTTGCCCGCGAGGAAATCGAGGTGCTGCTGGATATGCTCGACGACGACTTTGACGAGGCCGGGGTTGTTGCGGGCTTCCACCGAGGCGAGCAGGACTTTATGCTCGGCGACGTGGGAAACGTGGTCGTCCACCGCGATCGCCATGACCTGTTTTCCGTCGCCGAGCGCGTCGTTTTCGTCCTTGATGAGCGAAATCTCCATCTCCGAGGATTCAAGCATCGGGTCTAGGTTGCCGGTTTCGAGGACTTGGAGATATTCCTGGCGGTTCTCGACCCATCCCGCGGCCACAAGAGAAGCGGCGATCTGCGTCCGGCCGGCGATGGTCTGGGAGAGCGGGTTTCCCGTCTTAATTACCACCTTGTCGATCATCGAGAGGTCGGTGCCGGTGAACTGCTTCGAGTAGGGCTTGCCGCTCATCGCCATAACCCGGCCTTGACGCGGAACAACTGACCGCTTCGCCAGAATCTTGATGATGGCCGAGCCGACCCGCCCGGCAAGGGACTGGTACGCCTTGCAGAGATCGCTGTTGAACTGGATAGCCTGGGTTGACATTAAGGCCATGGCCTCGGCGTTGGCTTGGCCTTTCAAGACGAGATCGGGGTTGCCGCGGGTCACTTCGTTAATGCCCGAGAGCGTCCCGGCGGTCTGCGTGAGCGAGTCGATGTATTTGTACGTCTCGGGGGCGCTTTGAACCAGGTTCAGGGCTTCCGGCTTGAAATTGGGGCCTTTGGCGGCGTCCCATCCCAGGGCGGTCAGGCCGGTCCCGAGTTCGTTCTCCGTGATGTTGGAATCGTTCGGGACCAGGATATGCTGTAGGCCGAAGGTCAGGTTATTGGTCAGGACGGTCGAGTGAAGCCGGGAAATCGCGTTGCAGACGGGTTGAAGGTCAACGGTATCGGAATAGCCCCACGGCGAGCCGGCCAGGTCCTCGGGGGCCATGCGGTGCCCAGGCAAGCCATAATACTCCTCGGGCAGCGGGCCGTCCTCAAGAATGATCGTGTCGTCGATGAACTTTAGCATCCGGCCTTGAGGCATGGCCGCGGTGCGGTCGTGAAAGAGCGTCCAGACCCAAATGATATCCGACACCGGGGAAAGGCAGGGGTAAATCTGGCGGTCCTTGGTGTTCGCCTCCATCGAGTTGGACATGATATCCTCCTCGAATTGCGGGTACTCGACGGCCAAATCGACTTTGTTCACTTCCTGCCGGAGCATCTGCCATTGATCGTTCGGCCGGGAGCGGTAAACGTCACGCACAACGTCCAGCGGGTCGTAGACCTGAATCGTCACGTCGCCTTCAGGAACCATCTTGTCGCCGTTGTCAAGGTCCATCGCCACCGGCTTGCCGAGCGTCTTATCCCAAAGGACGAAAACGAACGACTCCATGAACATCTGGCAGTATTGCGTGGCCTTCCGCATCTTGCCGTCGAGGTCGATATCCTCCCGGTCGGTGTAGAGATTCAGAAGGCCCTTGGCGAGCCGGACTTGCTCCATCGCGGCGTGGCTCCCGTCGATAGCTTGCGGCTCATAGGATAGCTTCTGCTGGCAGACCGCCGCGACCCGATGCTTGATGAAATTGTGGAAGTTGTTGACCGTAATCCCGATCTGCTCGCCTTGAAGCCCTTTGCGTTGGAGAAGGCCACGCATGAGGAAGCCCTCGTAATAATCGTAGAAGGCCAGGCGCATACAGTCAAGACGGCCAGACATTTTCGCCTCGGCGTAGTAGCTGTTTATGAGGTCGATGCACCGCTCCACGCACTCGGAGGAAGGCAGGCGGGCGAAGTAATCGTCCACGCTCTCCATGCGGTGCGTCGAGTCGGAGCTTGCCATTACGCTTTAGACTCCAAGTCGGCCCGGCTTCCCGTCCTCGGGAACTCGCCGCGGGCGAACGCGGCCCGCATGGCGGCGGATTCCGTCTGCTTCGGAGCGGTCAGGGCCTTGGCGAGTTCGGCAAGCTTGGCTTCGAGGACTTCGACGCGATCGAGGACCGCTTGCTCCGTCGCGGTTGCGAAAGTCGCGTCAATCCGTTGGATCATCTCCGAGCGCAACGTGTTGAGCCGGAGGTATTCGCCGGTGCTTTCCGTCTCAAGGTGTCCAATACGCCGCACAAGCGCGTCGAAACACTCCTCCGTCAGCATGACCTTCGGCGGGAATCGGTAGTAGAGCCACTGCGCCAGGCGTAGGAGGGCTTTGGTCATTCGCTCCCCCACCAGCCCTGGTTCTTCGGCGGGGCGGGATTGCCGTAGGGGTCGATCTCAAGAGGCCCCGGCGTCTGCTTGGAGATTCGCTTCACTTGGCCCTCTTGTTCAGCGTCCGGTCCAGCGCGGCCCGGGCCTCGTTGCCGCAAATGAACGTATCGACCCCATCGGCCAGAATCTTGCCCGGCTTCATCTTGCCCTTGGAGTCGAGGACCCACTCGCGGGCGTAGAATAGCCCGACCCCATCGCCGGAGCCGACGTAGCGGCCAAATTCGATAAAGAGCATCGCTTCCTTCTCCGGCCGCGGAGGGTTGTTCTGCCGCTCCCGCGCCGCCTTCTCCCGCGCCGGGCGTTCCCGTTCGCGTATGCGGTCCAGCTCCTGGATCGTCTGCGATTGAGCCATTACGCCGCCACCGTATCCGTCTCGTCTTCGGGCTTGGAGGGAGAGAACGTCGCCTCGGGCTGAATCTTCCCGTAGATCTGCTGCCGGAGGTCGGCGGTCACGTTCTTGAGGAACTGGAACAGCTCAGCGACGGCCAGAGCGTCGTGCCCCTCAAACGTCGCGTTCTTGAGAGCGCCGACGCCTTCCGTGATGATCGACAGAATCTTCTTGTGATTCTCGCGCATCGCGGCGTTGACCATCTCGCCCTGGTTCGCGTTCGCGGGCTTCGGGAACTCCAAAGGCTCCACCTTCATCGCGGCTTTTTGGGTGTCGTTCATTTCTTTTGTCTCCGTTTTAGCAAAGCCGTTGGCGATTGCCGGAAGATAACGCGGGTTGTCGCGTGCTTCCCCTTGACGTTGTTTGCCCAATGCTTTGAGTGATTTTGCGACGTTTTCAGATTGTCCCAGTCGGCGGGGAGGAAGAACTTCGCCTGGTAAAGCGAGCCGTTACGCATCCAGGTCGAGAGCGTCAGGTTCGTCTCGTCATACTCAAAGGCCGCGATGAAAGACGACGTAGACGGCAAGTGATGAATCTTCGGGGCCGCGGCGGCTTTCGGCGGCTGAAAGATCGAGGCCACTAGACCCGCCCCCGCATGAAGTCGGTACGGGCGTCCTGTTGGGCGCTCTTGGGCTTGAAGGCCCGAGCCAGGGCGTACTGCGCGGTCGGCGCGAGGTTCGGTTTGATCTCCATCGCGTGGGTCGTGTAGCTCTTGTTGTGCCAGGCCGGGACGGGGTTCGTGTTCGTGTCGATGTTTCGGACGAGGTAGACAAGCGCCATGAGCGCGTCGAAATGCCCGTAAGTCTTGGAGCGGGAGAGTTCCTTCTTGTGCTTATCCCAGATCGCGTTCTTGAGACAACCGAGCGTCTCTTTGCAGGCGGGGTTGACCAGGATTCGGCCGGCTTGGACCCAGAGCCTCAAGGCGTTTATCATCGCCGGCAGTTCGTCCTTGCTCGTCGGGAAGAAATTCAGCTTGTAATTGGAGTCGAGGTCGTTGATGAGGATGAGGTTGTTGTTGTCGGCCACGCGCAGGCGCATACGCTCGTAGTCCGCGAGGTTCGGGAACTTGGGGTCTGGCGCATGGACCGTCTGATACCCGAGCTGCCGCTCGTTCTCTTTCGTCAGTTCAGCGATACGGTCGGTCCGTACAGCTGCGTCAACCAGCACGAACTCGGACTCGACAATAAGAGCCGCTCGTTGGAAATCATAAAACCCAAAAACGCCGACGGTTTTATCTCGCACCCCGGTGTCAAGACCGCAATACTTGTGATAGTACGGGAAAAACTCGTCGCGTTCCACAGATCGCGCATAAGTGTCGCTCCACTCGGGGATGATGGTTTTCGTATGGTCCTTGACCCAGAGGGCCATGAACTCCCGGTCCCAGGCGATAGGGTCGGCCATCTCGCGCTTCCAGAGGGCGATCCGGTCGGCGGGAAACTCCTGCGGGTCGCTCCGGTTCGCGTCCTCGACCGTCCGGCGGATATACCAGCCCTCGCGCTCGGCTTGCTGCTTGATGGCGAATAGGGGATGATCCTCGGTATCGGCCGGCGTCGAGCTTACCATCGCCCGGCCTTCCGTGGAAAAGAGCGACGGGATCACAACGGAGTCGATCAGGTTGTCCAGGTCGTCTACGTCCCGGCCCTCATCGACAAAGACGCGCCGGAAGGCGTTGCCGCGCTTGGTCCGATGGGTCTGATTGTTCGACCCTCGAAAAAGAATCTTCGCGCCGTTTGGAAAGGTCAGCGTCAGGCTGGCGTCGAGGACCGGCTTCAAGTCCTCTGGGCAGTCGGAGTAGGTGTCCTCGACGATCGGGATGATGTAGTCGCGCAATCCTTCCTTGACCGGCGCGAAAAATGCCGAGACGCCGCCGGGGTTCTTGATACAGTCCTCGGTCAGCCAGATCAGGCCGAAGGTTGACTTGCCGGCGCGGCGGGTACATTCCACGTAGAACTTGATGAACTTCTCGAACGCCTTTCCCGCGGCCCACTTGATTTCCTTCTGAATCTCACGGAGGCGATAGCCGAGTTCTCCGGCCTGCCAGCGCTTCCGAATGTCGTCAGGCGTTAGCATGGGTCCTGGGAATGCTCTCGGATTGCATGGCCTGTACTTCCGGTGCCGGGATCGTGGCGGGGTGATTGATGACGACTTGCGGCTGAGAGTCCTGCATCTTTCGAGCGACGACCGGCAAGAGGCAGAGGAGCAGCGCGGTCTTGCCTTTGAGCGCGTCGGCTTTCGCCCTCTCCCAAACGTCGCACCAATCTTTCTGCGACATCGTCGTATCGCAAGCCTGACGGATTCGAGTCTCGCACCCTTCGAGTTGAAACGTGGCTTTCTTGGTCATCTCGTTTGTTTACACTCGCGCCCGCGTTCTCATACGTTAAATCCTCGCCTCGTCCGGCCCGATGCCTTCCCGCGGCCCATCGGCCAGGATCATCGCGACGGGGGCCAGCTCGGCGAAAAGAGCGTCGAAAATCCCGGCGCGTTCGGATTCCGTCGTGTTGCCGAAAAAGACTTGCGGGAAGATTCTCACGCTACCACCGTCCATAGCTCATCTCCTGGCCGGCGTGAGGGGCGGGGCGGCGGCCGGTGTTGAAGCCGACGGTCTTGTCGTAGTCGTGGGATTCGATGCGGCGGAGCTGTCTTTGAAACCAGGACCCGGCCCATCCGGTCTGATCTCGATGGCAGTAGAGCCGGCCGTTTGGCTTACGCCCGAATCCGTCGGGGCGAACGTCGGCGAATACTTCGGGGCGAAAGAGGAAGTGATCGCCCATGGACTTACCGCAGTTTTGGCAACAGAAAAGATTGAACGGGTTCCGCGGAACCAGGTCGCGTTGTCTCGCCATCATCTCTTCACTAGGTTACAAGATGCAATGGCGTCCGGCTAGTGTTATCTTTTGCTTTTTTTTGCCCGCTTCCGTCGGGAGGTGGCAAACCGATCCGGCGAGCATCTGTAAATTGTGTGGATAGAGCAGCCGCTTTTCAATGCGAGCCACTTGGGCGTATAGCCTTCAGCGAGCATCGCGCAGACAAGGGCTCTGAAGCGTTCCACCTATTCTCGCCCCCTCAAGTCGTCGATCCACGCGCCGATCAAGTAGCCGGCGAGCCCGCAGGCGGCGCACCAAAGGACGACGGCGGCCGCGGCGGTCATCTGTCCCTCGGCTCGGTCTTGGTCGGCGGCTTCACTCTCCCTCCCTTTTCGATACCCGGTCCGGCTCCCCCGCCTGAGAGGGCGGCACAGCGCGACGGCACCGACTGATCGGGTAATGCTTCCCCTGGTACATCAAGGTTTGTTCGCACTTTGGGCAGATTTGCAAGAGCCAGCACCAAAACCGCCAGATCACTTCGACCCCTCCGCTTGCTTCGACTGAGGCGGCGGGCATTTCATTTCTTCTCCGTAGTAGCGGGGAAAAGTATCTGCCCCGATTTTCTTGCTCTGGTTTCTCTTGCCGTTTCTGCGTGGTGATGGCGGTCATATCGTAAATGGCAACGCTGGCACATGGCCTTTAAGTTTTCATCGGCGCAGTTCTCGGGTTGATGATCGAGATGAGCTACCGTAAAAATGATCTTGCCTTTAGCGAAGAAAGCTTTATGGCGGTCACGCTCAACACATCGGCCCCAAGGATGCAAGCCACATTCCTCGACGCATTCACAGCGTCCTTGTGCGCGGTCTTTAATCCGTTGGCTTATGGCTTTCCAGTCTTTGGGATAGCGGGCCTTCTCGCTGGCGCGGATAGGCATTATTTGTCCCCCGTAGTAGCGGGCTTGGGTGCGTGGGCGAGGGCGGCGAGAGCGTCAAAGTCCTCGCGGCGAACCATGACGTAGGAATCTTCTTTCCAAACGCCTACCGGAAATCCGACGTATCCACCGAGAGGGCCACCGTTTCTCTCTAAAAGATTCTTCACCACGGCCTCTCTCGCCGCTTCCGAGTGGGACGAGGGAGCGGCTACCGCCTTCTTGAGCGTTTCAAGCGCGTCCCATCCTTCGGCATAGTGCGGGCCTTCAAGAAGGTCCTCGAAAACTTTTAAGGCTTCTTCGGCGGTCATTTCTTCTCCGTGCGGCTCAAAGCAACTTGCCTTGGGCGCGGGGGATGACAAGAGGGCTTGGTAGGCGTCATCCAATGCCCGTAGCTCCGGTCCTGCTTCTATAGGCGCGTGAAGATGACCGTCGGGGTACGATAGGGCATCCAGCGCCTCTCTCAACGCCGCCTCCGTCTGTGATGGCTCCGAGAGGGAGGGGGTGCGGCGGTTCCACTGTTCGGCCGCTTTTTCTTTTGACAGCTCTCTTGGCCCCTGAGCCTGACAAGGAACATCTCGACACTGGTAGTAGTTCCAGGTTCCATTTCGATTTTCTTCGTCGCAATGATCCGGTTCGTCTAGCCCGCAAAACGGACAAGGAAGAAGATTCATAGCGGCCTCCTGATCGTCGGGCACTTGACCCATCGCGCTTTTGCCCGCGCCACTGGATCAATACGACTCCCCCTCCCACGGCGGCTTTGTGAGGAACGAATGGCGGCGTAGTCCATCGCGGCGTCGATATCCCCGCGACTGTCCATGCAGCGGAAGAATTCGGAGCGTAAGTCCCCGTTCTTTTTACGCTTGAATCCCACGCAGGCAATCCATCCCCGGCTGATGATCCAGTTTACGCGTTGCTTGTCGTTGATCTTCACTTGCCCTCCGCTTGCTTCGACTGAGGCGGCGCGATAGTCAGAGCCTTAGCATTATTGGCCAGCGTCCTTTCTATCTGCGAAAAGGCGTTATCCATCTGCTCGTCACGAACCCCGTCAACATCGCGGGAATACTTACCTTGATGATTGTACATTCGCCGGAAAAGGTCCTGCTGTGGCCCTGTACATTGTGTCAGCATCGTCGCCATTTGATCGCGCAATCCGGCCCAGTAGTCCTTCATCGTTTCGCTATTCATGGCTTCGGTCCTTCCGGCTCCGCTTGTTTCCCGGCTGAGGGGGCGAGGGCGGCGAGAGCGTCAACCGCCTTGGTCCAAACTCGCTCCGCTTCTATTCGCCGCTTGCTGGCTTCGACGGTGTAGGTCTGCTCGTTCATGGAAGCCGCCACCTTGTACGCCGCCCGCTTTTCGAGGCTGGCGGCTATGACGGCCTCTCTCGCCGCCTCCGTCTGTGATGGCTCCGAGAGGGAGGGAGTGCGGCGGTGTAATTGTTCAAGGAGCCACGGAATGTCCTCGCGGGCATGGGCGATGAACTCGGCGGTTGCTTCGGTTAGCTTTTCGGCTTGCGTCAATTCTTCGGCGGAGTGGCAGGGCCACTGCATCGTCAAGATTGATTCGGGGCAATCGAAAACCTTGAACGGGCTAGGGCCGTTCACGTTGATATACTCGCTCCCGGCTGAACCATATTCTTTTACGCCCCACGGCCCAGGGTGCGCCGCCTTGATCCTGTCCTCGATCTGGCGGGTACGATCTTCTGGCTTCGTCGCTTCTTCTCTCGTCATTTCTCGCTCCTGAAAAAATGTTGCGCGGATTACCCGCCGCGCCGGGTCCTACTCGCTACTTCGCCTGCTTGTTGCGCTGTTCGATTTCGAAAGCCTGCGCGTTACACAGGCGCGTCTGGGCCTTCGTCTGCTCGATTCCAGCCCTGGTAGCCTGGATGTTCGCTTCTTCTTGTGTCATTTGGTTTCTCCTGTTACTTCGGTGCGGGGATGGGACGAGAGCGTCTTTAGCCGTATCCCACACGTCGGCATAATGGACCGGCTCGCCATTCGATACCATTTCTTCGATTTTCTCCAACGCCTCTCTCAACGCCGCCTCCGTCTGTGATGGCTCCGAGAGGGAGGGGGTGCGGCGGTTATTCCAAATCAGTACCGCGCTTTCAGGTCCCAGACATTTAGGGCCAATCGAATAGCAGGTGGGAATAGCACAATGAACCCACCACTGAGCGTTGTCATGTCCAATATTTTTTCGGCTATTCAACTCAGCTCGTCCCCCACAGAACGGACAATTCTTCAATTCTTCCGTCATCTTATTTCCTCCGAGTGCTTCGCTTTAGCGGCAACAATGGCCCCATGTTCTTGATCCAATCTTTCACTTCATCGTCGAAAACGGTTTGAAGCGCGGGGAGGTCGAACGCAACATCCTGAAATTTCGTTTCAATCATTTCGTCAAGATGGACGGCGATTGATCCCAGCTTGATAAGAAGTATGGCAGACGGCTTTAGCGGGTCATTCTTTGGCATCTTATTTCCCTTCCTGTTTGCAGAATTTACAAGAGCGCGGATAGCCAGGGGATTTATGATCCGGGAATACCGCCCCGCACTCTTGGCACAAAGTTCCATCCACCATCATGTCGGCAACATCGCCCATGTCAGTTCTCCTTACCAACCTTCAAATTCAGGCAACGCCGCTATTTCTTTTTTCGTCATCCGTAGGGCTTGAATCTTGAAATCCTCGCCATCGCCCGCTTCGACAAAACCTTTGACATCCTCGATGGCGTCTAAAAGTTTAAGGTGGATGCACCACGCCCCACCCATGCTGGTCTTGTAGACGATGGGGCCAAAAGCCCAATCCATCAGGCGGTCAAACAATCTACGGGCGGTCATTCACCCTCCCACGGCGGCTTGCTTTGATGGCGGCGTCGATGGCTTGGCGCGGTGTGCGCTTTGAATCTTTCTCGTAATACACATTCTGGAAGTTAGACCAATTCCAGTAATTTGTTCTGTCGCCAAAGAGCCAGTCTAGCCTCTGCTTGTCGGTGATCTTCACTTTCCCTCCACGGCGGTCATTTGTTCTCTGACTTCTTGTAGGTGACAGGATTTGCAAGGAACTCACAACAGCCAGGACCCCAGTGGCACTCATGCTTCCCTCGATGACCAGCGGGCTTGGCACAGGGATTATTGTTCATCGCTATCGCAAGACAATTCATCGTCGAGTATCCAGACTTCTTCACGGCTTCTCCTTTGGTGCCTGTCCCGCCTCCGCTCCCCGTAATGGGGCGGGGTTTCAGGAAGGCGAGTTCGGCCCGAAGTTCTTTTAAACGCAAGGCAATCCCTTCAGCTAAAGTCTTGTCGTCTGATCCGGGGGATTCGCCAACCGCAAGGTGGCAAGCATCTAGGTGCTTCCTCAGCGCGGCGGATTCGGCCTCGGCCTTCTCGACCATGCCTTGAACGTATTTATTCGCCGCCACTTCCAAGAGCAAGCCTTCGTTCTCTTTGTGTACGGTCGCCAGTTCTTCAACCTTGGCGCGGTAGGCGTCCGGCTTTTCTTTTTCACATAGCCAGCACTCGTCCCCCTTCCATACCCCATGACCGCAACGATTGTCCTCGTCCTCCTGATCGTCGGGCACTTGACCCATCGCGACTTCTGCCCGCGCCTCGTCCCTCTCGGCTTCGGCGGCTTCGACACGTTCTAAGTTCACACGATTTTCGGTAATAACCTTAGACAGCGCAGACAAAGCACCTCGCAACTTTCGTTCGCTCGCTGTGGCGTTTTTCCATCGATCACACCAAGCCTTGTTAGATTCAAGAGCTTCGGATTTCGCTTTTGCCAGTTCTTCAACCTTGGCGCGATAATTGCTTGCAAGGATATTTAGCGCCATCTTCGCCCGATATGGGAGTCGGCGCGGATTGGCTTGTTCTGCCAGCGCCCATTCAAGACGCTCGGCGTCCCCTAGATGATCCATCGCCTTCTCGATTTCTTCCGGCGTCGGCTTCAAGGGTTCGGTCATGGCTTCTCCGGGGAGGGCGCGGGATGGGATAGGGCGGCAACGCATATCTGCAATATCTGGATGTCCTCTTTGAACGGGCCGCAGGACATCATTAGCTTTTCAAACATCGGCGTCACGGCCTCCAGTGCCTCGCGCATCCTATCGACTTCTGAATGGAGGCGGATTATCTCGGCTGTCTGCCTCTCGCATAGACGGGCTAGGGTATCTTCGGTGGTCATCTAACCTCCAACTTGGCGTTCGCGTTGATGGAGAGGTGCCCACCGACGGAGGTCAGCGCGTCGAGCTTGGCGTTCGCGTTGATGTCGAGGTCCCCACCGACGGAGGTCAGCGCGTCGAGCTTGGCGTTCGCGTTGATGGAGAGGTACCCACCGACGGAGGTCAGCGCGTCGAGCTTGGCGTTCGCGTTGATGTAGAGGTACCCACCGACGGAGGTCAGCGCGTCGAGCTTGGCGTTCGCGTTGATGTCGAGGTCCCCACCGACGGAGGTCAGCGCGTCGAACTTGGCGTTCGCGTAGATGTAGAGGTTGCCTGTGATCTTGGTATACGGGCAAATATCTCCCGCGTTAATGGTTAAGTTGCCTTCATAGATTTCTTGTTTCATAGTCTACTCTTCCTCCGTGATTGGGTTCATTGTCGTATTAATTATAATACTACTTCTCTTTGTTGTCAAGGGCTAAAACAGCCTCCCATCTTCAAAGGCTTTCTCTGGCGGCAACACCGCGGCGCGGTTCATGCGCTCGGAGGCCATCGCATGGAAAACGGAGGCGAGTTCTATTCCGATCCATTTGCGGCCGATGCGGTTGGCGGCGTCCAGGGTTGACCCGCTTCCGCAGAACGGGTCGAGGACGATGTCGCCTGGCTTGGAGTGCAGGGCGATAAAGTGCTGGGCCAGCTTCGGCGACTTCTCGGTGGGGTGTTGATCGGCGGCGGGGATGATCTTCGGCACGGCCCCGGCGCGCAAAATGTTCTCGACAGCGTTGGTTTCGTCGTACCATCGGCAGGCGGCACCTGGCTTCTGGGCCACGAGCACCGTTTCGTAGCTTCGGCGATAGTGCCAGCCCATGCCCATCGGGCCTTTGTCCCAAATGACCATCTGCTTGAAGTCAAGTTCTTCGTCGAGCCACAAAGACCAGCGGGCGAACTGTGGGTCGGGGCCGCCGCCGCAGCAGCAGCAGCAGCAGCAGCTCCCCGGCTTCAAAATCCGCCGTGCCTCTTTGAAAAATTGGCGAACCAAATCGTTTGCCTCGGCCCCGTCGTTTAAAATCGGACGGGCCTCGGTGGAACGACGGCGATTGGGAGAAAGCCCTAGGGCGGCCTCTCGATTGTGAATCAGATCGCCGTCGTTGTTCTTGTGGCCGTAGGGCGGGTCTGTAAAAATAAAGTCGATTGAATCGTCGTCGAAAGAGCGCATAATTTCAATGCACTCTCCCTGGTAAATCTTGTTTAGTTCAGGCGTCATTCAAATGACTCACCGAAAGTATCGTCATTCGCAGCCCGTTCTTGCGGGGCTTTTTTCTCGGGAACTTTTGCCGCGGCTTGCGGGGCGGGGGTTGCCTTGGACGGCACGCCCTTTGTCGGAATAACTTTTGACTCTGGCGCGTAGCCGTCTTTCGTCTTGACGAAATAATACGGCGGGTTTGGATGGGTCGCTACCATCGCGTCCCATGCGCTACGCGGAAAATCTCTTATCGTGAATCGGTCGATCTTTAGTTGACCCGCGATCTGGCTGCATCCTTTCCAGTCGCCGACGCAACAGGAAATCGTCCCGATGATCTTCCGGCCGGTCGGCGTGTTGAGAAAAATCTCCTCCTCGTATCGGGACTTCCCGCAACAGGCCGACATTGTTTCTATTTTTACGTCAGGTTTGTCGTTCATTCGCCCGCCTCGATGTAGCATTCTTCGCAAGCCGCTTTCCCGCCAACCGTAGAGATCGCGGTGTGTTTTTTGCAGATTTCGCACTTCGGAGCCGCCGGCATTACGTAGGTTTTTTTGACCGCGGCGATATCCCCGGCGTCATCGAGCCATCGTTCTTGATTGAGCCAGGTCGCGGGATGGGGGATGTATTGGCCGTTTTCTTTTTGCCACTGAACGGACCCGGTTTGAGACTTTACGGCGGCCAGGATGGTTTTTACAAGGTCCTCGGTCAAGGTGATTTTGTTCCAGGCTTTGAGGGCGGCCCCCCGACCCACCCGTTTGGGGTAAAGATTCCAAAACCCGTCAAAGCCTGTTGTTGGTTTGGTAGGGTTAGGTAGGGTAGGGTAGGGTAGGGTAGCCAAAGGTTTACGCCGTTTTGACGGACGTTTTACGGAAGATTTACGCCGTTGCTCGTTGTATAGCCTATCTCCGACGAGCCGACCTGCCCGTTCTACCCAATCATGGACCACGAAACCGTCCAAAAAACCCACCTCGCGCAACGCTTTGACACATGCTCCTTTTTCACCTTCCCACCACGCCGCTCGCTCAATTTCCGCGTCTCCCCAGGGCTCAAGGTTGGCGTCTTTCCAGGCGTTTCGGAGAACGAAATGCCAGAGGCCGTGAAGGTGCCCGATCGCGGCGGCCCGGCCGATATTGAGCATGGCACAAAGCCTAATCGTTTTGTGATGCTCCCAAATAGTGTCATGCGACTCGATCCATGCCATTCTTTATCCGTTCAACGCCTCGCGTTAGCAATCGGGAGGTCCAGAAAAATTAAGCCGCCGTACCGGCCGCTCGCCCGAGAAGGAGGGTAGCCAGGTACGGCGGGGAAGTCGGGTTGTCTCGTTTCTCGGGCGAGCATGATCTGATTTTAATTTATCGCGTGAACTTTGTCAAGAAAAAAATATATTTCCGTCGCAAAACCGTTACACGTCGAACCAAAAAAAATCATTCGCCGATCCCTGTTCCATACGCCGCTTCCAACTCAGCGAGCATCGCAACGAGGTCGGCGCGTTTCGCGTTGTGAATCGTCATTGAGGCGATTCTCCACCGTTCGTCCATGAACAGCTTGCCGAAAATCTTTTCGTGGACTTGCGCGAAGTAGGCGCGGCGCCGGCGTTCGGCTTCGTTGGCAGAACGACAGGCCCAGACCACGTTTGGGGGGTCAAGCCTTGCTGCCTCGCCTTCGTTTTGCGGGACCAAGTGATAGGCCAGCTCCCCTTCGTGCGGGCCGACTTCGTAGAAATGCGGGCAGTATTCTCCGAGTCGGCAAAGCGGCCCATTCAAGGCTTTATCGCGCAGGCCGAGGAGCCGGACGACCCGCTTCCTGATCTTGCCGAGGCTCCACGGCTTGCCGCGCTTGTCAAAACCCGGTTTACCGGCCCAGAGTTCCTTCCGCTTCGCGGCGCGGGAAACCTTGCGGGCCGCTGACTTCTGCTTTTCGGCCTTGGCTTGGGCGTAGGTCTTGGGGATCATGCCATCCACTGCGCCCGGCGCATACGGGCTTTCAAGGCTTCGGAAAGCCCCTTGATCTTATCCCGGAGCATCCGAGGCCCTAGGCACTTGAACTTGAGAATTTTCTCGCGTTCGCCGGCCGTTCCGTGGTCCCGGTCCAGTTTCATAAGCTCGACGTATTCGTGCCAGTCCAGCCAGGCGTTCGCTTCGGCGAGGATATCGGTCACGCTCCGACATTTGTCCTCGGTCATCGTCGCTTGTGCTTCTTGCTCTGCCGGATTTTTCGATAGCGAATCTTCAAGCATCGCCTGGCCTTCGGCGATTTGCGGCGTTATGTCGCCGAGCCACTGCTCGAAAGTTTTCCCTGCCACCGGCGAGGCTGGTTGTTCGCTCATTTGGGGGCCGCGTGTTGCCGCTCGATCCAGGCGAGAACTTTCGCGAGGTCGGCCTTTTTGATATCAGCGGTTGACGAAACCTCGAACTGGTCTTGAAGGTAAGCCGCGACGACTTCGTCGGGGATTCCCTTCGCCTTCCAGGCGTTAAAAAGCGTCGTTCGCTCCGCGCCGGAGATTGTGTCGCCCGACTCAGGCTTCCCGGCCTTCGCTGCGCCCTTGAGCTTGTCGGCGAGTTTCTTCGTCTCAGCGGTCTTGCCGCCGCGGGTCATCGAGGCAATCCTGCCGTCGTCGTCGTCTTGTAATATCCCGACCATCGCGGCGAGGGAGTAGCGGCGGGCGTAAGTGAACGCCGACCCGTACCCCTGAGGATCGTCCTTGACGGGCCTGACGAGGTATTCCCCGCTGATGAACTGCCCCGAGCTGTGAACCAGAATTGTCTGGCAGAGTTGAACCCCGTCGCGGAAAACCGGCGATTGAATGACCGCGACTTCGTTCTTCGTCAGTTCTTCGTGGCAAGCCTCCCAGACCGCCGCGAGGTCGGCATACTTCGACTTAAAGAAGGGGTTCGTTTTGTCCTTCTTGGCGACTTTGATTTCGGCCTGAACGCGAATCATCGCCGCCGCGATCTTTTCTCTCGGTTCCATTATTTCGCCCCCTTTTTGACCTTGATTTCCGACACGCGCAATACTCTCGCGCTCCCTTCCTTGCCGAATCGATCATAAATCGTCGGGTCCTCTTTCTTGATTCTTTCGAGGTCGAGCCGGACGCCGGTCGATTGGTTCTTCCAGGTCGCTCGGTAACTCCCGGCCGTGGCCTCGGAAGCTTCGCCGATAGCCTGGCGTATTTCGTTGGCGATCCGATCCCTCTTTTCTTCGAGTTCGTCAATGTCTTTGCCGAGAGACTTGTACAACGACATTCTTGATTCGTACTCCGGCAGGACGATGACGCTCTCGTCTCCCTTCGGGAATAGCTTGTACAGCGTAGCGGAATCTCCGGCGCTGGCAGGAGGCATTTTCTTCGGCAGGACGTAGCGGTCCCAAAATTCAGCCGCTTGCTTCTCGATGTTCGCGATCATCTCGTCGTCGCGCTCGATCCGCTTGTAGAAAAAATCGCGGTTCCCACCGATCAGGCATGCGATGTAGCAGAGGTCCTTCCCGGTCACGGCTAACTGCCAGAGGCATTGAAGGACGTACTCCTGCGGAACGTCGTCGCCTTCCCATTCCTTTGCTTTGAACTCGCCGGCCGATTTGCACTCAAGGAGCGCGTCCTCGCCGATGACGAGACGGTCTACCTGGGCCTTGAAGTGCGGGAATTTCTTGTGCGTGAATGACTCAGCCGCCCGCTTGACCTTAAACCCGGTTTCTTCCTCGAACAACTCCGCGATGACGGGTTCAAGTTTGTGCCCGAGGCGAATCGGCAGCTTTTTGCTGATATCCTCCGGCGCGAGAGCCCCGGTCTTTTCGGCCCAAACGTCAACGGCTGTCCGATATCGCGAAAACCCCAAGATAGCAGCGATATCGCTCCCGCCGATGAAGGTCCTGCGCTCAGTCTGGCGCTGCGTCTCCGTGGTCATTTTTTTCTCCCTTTAAGTAGTCTCATTTCAAAGAGCTTCGCGAGGTCCGGCCGCTTGTCGCACAACAGGCGAACATAACGGCTCGTATAGTTGTTGTTGATCTTGTAGTCGTTGGCCGGGTCCGTTCCGCCGATCCAGGATTCCCACCGGACCAGTTCTAGGAGAAATTTGGCCCCGACTCGGACCCGGCCTTTCGCTCTTGCATCTTCCGCGAGATGAACGAACTCCGCGAATACTTGCGGGTTGTTCGCGTGGTACTCCGCGAAGCGTTGGTCGAGCGACTTGACGTACAGATCGCATTGAGTCATTCGGCCTCGGGGAACTTGGTCCAGCCGTGACGCTTGCCGACGGCGTTGATCCGTAGAACGGCGCGGTTAGCGGGGTAGGAGTCGTCTTGACGCCATTTTGCGACGGCTCCGTGAGAGTAGGCGACGGCGTAAGCCAGGCTTTCGATGGTAAGCCCGTTTTCGTCCATCCACTTTGCGACGGGGGTTTTGGTTGCGGTTTTCATATCTATATTAAGGATACCAAGTTTAATAGTAAACTGTCAATCGACTTGCAGCCGATGCCCCACCGTCCGCAAAAATCCGTCGTCCTCTTTGAGCGCGTGTTGAACGAGGTCGGGAAGGACAACCCCGCAAGCGTCACGGACGGTCTGAACCTCAAAGACCCCCGGCGTTCCGTAGGCTTCCCACATATCGGGATGGCCTTTTCGGTTCGGCGGGATCGCGGGCTGGTACTCGCCTTCCACGATTAAAGAGATGGGCGGCGCACTGTTTTCGTATGGCAGAACGTGTTCGACGTCGATTCGGAAGGGGATCATCGGCCGGCCTGGACTTGCCCGCGCAAGCGTCTTTCGTGCCGTTCGAGGTCTTTCGCATGAGCGATGATCGAGCGAACCGTCATCGCAAAATTCGGCTTGATGTAATCGAGGTCTGCCGCAAGAGCCTTGACGAGCAAGACTTTCGCGTTGATTTCTTGGGCGTGTAGCAGGCCGGGGACGTTGTCGTGGCCTTGCCAGTCTCCGGTCTTGCGGCTGGGGTTTTTGGTTTCCATACCCCAATTGTAGTATTAAAGTTACTCCCCGTCAAGACCTATTTTTAATCGAACCGAGAAATCCTCGCCGCGTGAAAGTCTATCGAGATTGAACGCCTATCCTTCGTCGGCGTGTCGGTCGAAGGCTTCCTCGCCTTCCGCTTCGAGCGCCGCGTCGCTCTTGCCTTTGAGGTTTTCGATTCTAAACCGCCAGCCGCATGAGCAGCCGTAGCGGATAAGGCCGAAGTCAATTCGGACATGATTCACTTTGCGGCGACGGCTCATTGCCTACGGAATCGCAATGGCCGCGGCGACGGCCGAAACGTCGGCTCCCGGTTTCTTTGCGTCGGTCTGAACCGCCGGGCTGTTCGGGTTCGCCATGCGGCGAGCCTTGAACCACTCGAAGGCGGCGTTGGCAAGGAGCATTAGCTCGACCTGCAGCTTCGCCGGATCGACGGAAACGGAAACCCCGGCCTTGACCGCGAGGTTCTGAACGACCGGGCCGGCGACATAGGCGGCGATAATGAGGGCCGCGCGAGCGACGAGCTTCCCTAGGAATACGTTCAACAGCCAGCCTTCGATTTTGTCCATAATTTCTCCTTTACGTTGTAGATGTCCCCGGAGCGGCGTAAAACCCGAGGAAGCCGGGCTGGGCGAGCCAAGCGGCGACGGGCCTCAAAATGACCTGATTGTGCGGGGCTCCCCGCGCCTCGATGACGACGCCGTTACCGCAGGAGACGACGACGTGATCCACATTCGTACCGTCCGAGGCGAAGAAACCGAGACTTTTCGCCGGCGGGTTCTGTTGAAGGGAGCCAGGGAGCTTCTCGCAGACCTTGATTTGATTATAGGACCCGTCCGGGAGGGTGACGCCGTCCCAGAATAGGACCCATTGAGAAAAGCCCGAGCAATCGACCGGCCCCCGTAGATTCGCGACGGGAGCGCCGGGGGTCCACTTCGACCCGAGATTGTAGGGCATCCCGACGGTCTGTAGAGCGGTCAGAATCGCCTGGGGGTATTCGCTCACTTACTAACCCGCCCAAGGATCGTATCGAGTTTGGCATCCATCCGTTGAAGTTGCTGATCGAAATCTGCGTCTTTCGTTTCGAGGACGGACATTCTCGTCGGGAGATCGGAGAATTTCAAGAAGGCCGCGCCGAGAACCAGGATCGCGACTCCGAGGATTATTTCCCGGAACGGGACCGCCATTCTCCTATCTGTGTCAACATGCATTATCTTTTCTCCTTTCCATATTTTGAAGTCAAAAAGTTGGAAAGGGCCTGGGCCGTCGCGCCCCCCGCGCCTTTCGGGGCGGTGAACGTCGGGCGCGTGTTGGCCATCGCCCGGACGGCCGGCGCGGTCTTGAGCGCGATATTCTTCCCGATCTGTTCGACCGGAGGGACTTGGCCCATTGAGGCGACATTGACGATGGTCGAGAGCAACCCTCGGAGGCTGAAATGCCCCGCCGGACCGCCGACCAATTCCCGGCCTTCGACATAGCGGAGCATCGGGAGAATCCGGCTTGAATTGTGGTAGTCGAGTTTCGCTTTGTCGTAGACGGCTTTCAATTCGGGATTGTTGATAGATTGCCCGTAACTATCCACGAGTTTGTTCATTCGGTCGGCCAGCGATCCGTAGACCTGGGCCATTTCGGGGTCTTTGGCGATTTGCTTCCCGGCCATTTCTTTGATCTGTTGCAGGGCCTCGAAGTCGGTTACGTTCTGCGTCCCCAAATGGTCGAGGGTTTTCCCGAGTTTAAGGATTCGCGCCTCGGTCGCCGGGTCGGCGGTGTTGAGCGCAAAATCCTTGAGTTCTTCCGCGAGTTCGCCGCCTTCGACTAGAGGATGACCGAGGACCGCCGCGGGCGGGGAGCTTGCCCCTACCTTGTCGATGATATCTCCGATCGTTTGCCCGGATGTTTCGTGAATCGTGCTGATCTTCGAGAGGAGTTCCCCCGGACGGTCAAGCAGGCCGTGGAGAGACTTCCCGCCCGGCCCGGCGGTGTCCATCCACTCACCCAGGTTGTTGAGGGCCTGGACCGGATTTTCCTTGCCGAAAACCTTCATGAGTTGCCGCGGCGTCCCGCCCAAGCCTTGAGCGAGTTGGGAGGCGTAGACCCTTTGAGCCGATGGCCTGAAATTGGGGGCCGTGACCTTGCTCGGGACCGCTACTCCGGCGATATCCTTCGGAGGTGTTGCCGAGGGGGCTGCGGGCGCGACTGGCGCGGCCTTTGGTACGGCTTCCTCAGCGATAGGGGCCGCGGCTTCCTCCCCCGCTTCGGCGGCGGGCTCGGCACCTTTCGCAAAGAGCTTGCCGAGCCCTGAAAATGCCTTCCCCATGCCGCCGGCGAGCAGAGCGTTTCCCCCGACCTGGGCCGCATCGGCGGCGGTCGGCTTGGTCAAATTCACGTCAGAAGCGGCCTGCGCTGCCCCTAGGGCGGCGTTGCCGAGGAACGGCGCGGCCTCAAGGCCCTCCCCGACACCGGGAATCGCAAGGGGGGCCAGGGTTCCGGCGGTTGCCCCCGCTCCGTAGGCGACGGGGTGTTGACCCTTGGCCGTTTCGGCGGCTTGGGTCAGGTGTTCCATTTCGGAACTGTAATCCTGTTTGTCCGAGAAAGGATTGATCGGAGCCGCGGCGGCGGCGAGTTGTTGAGCCCCTGGGAAGTTGCGGAGCGCCCCGCGGCCGGCGGCGGCGAGCGCTCCCTCGTCGGGGACGGCCTCATGGTCCGGCGTCTCGAAAGAAGCGTCTACCGCTTCATGGTCCGGCGTCTCGAAATCGGCCATTTATTGCTTGACCCCCGGCTTACCCTTTGAGTCAACGTAGGGCGTCCCCTTCGGGAGAGCGGCCCATTGGCCCTTCGTCTTGACGACGGTCGGGACTCCGGCGGTCGCTTGAGGGCCTCCCGGCAACGGAGGGCCGAAGCCGATCTTCCGAGCGATGGCGTTCCAGAGCCCGGAGCCTTTCTGGCTCTCGTCGATGAAGGTTTTGTATTCCTCGTTCGTGATTTTCTTGGCTTCGAGCGCCTGTTGAGCCGTGAACTTCGCTTTCTCAAGATCTTGGGCCTGTTGCGTGAGGCCGCGGGCTTTGTCTGTCGCCTTTTCCTCCGCGACGTTGTGCCGCCCAGTTTCGCCGATCTCTTGGGACCGGAGGTTAAGGCCCTCGCGGGTGTTCTTGGCTTCGTACTTCTCACGCAAGGCTTGAATCAGGTTTTGCCGCTGATTCTGTTGGTTCTCCGCGATCTGTTTCCCAAAGCCGGGGTTCCCGGCCCGCGCCACGCCCTGCATGATGGCGTCTGCGAAGCTCCCGAGGCCCTGCGCGGCCCCTTGGCCGAGCCTTTGGCCCAATCCTGGCCTGAGAGACGCCATGAGGTCGGCCCACTCGTCTGGGGCCAGTTTTGAACCGTTTGGGGGGGTATTAGGGGCCACTGGCGGGGCCGTAGGCGACGGGGGGATGGGCGGAAGGGGTGCCGAAACGGGCGGCGGGGCGTTTACGGGGGCTTTTTGAGAGACTAAGGCGTCCCGGAGTTGATCTTGGGGCGGTAGGGCGCTCCAATCGGTTTTCACCATCGCGCCGGCTGGTTCGGGGAGGCTCGGCTTCGCGTAGTTCCCCTGATCGTCAAATTGCGGAATTTCGGGGGCTGAAATATCCCCCCGCGTCTTGGCCGTGTCGCTCCCGGATTGAGCGATAGAGAAATCGCCGGCGCCCGTCACGTCGCCGCCCTCGTCGTAACCCTTGACGCCCGCGCCGTCGCATCCACCGGGGTGCCCGCCGGTACACCCCCCGCCCCGGCAAAGCCCTTGAGGCTTGAAATCGGCGGGTTTTTGCCCGCTGTCTTTCGACGGGTCGTAGAGTTCCTCGTTTCCGAGGTACTCGTACAGCGCGTCCTTATCTTCGTCGGAGAGATTCGAGGATTTCATTTAAGCGGCTCCCTGCCGTAAATTCCCGAGCGCCCGAAGCATGGCCGTTAAGTCGTCGGGGTGCGCGGCCATCCTGCCCGCCATGTCGGGGGCCTTGGCTTTGAGGAAATTCCCGAGGCTCCCCGGATTCTTGACGACGGTCCGGGGAAGAACCACTTCGCCGGGAGAAAGCATCGCCGGGACGGTGTCGTTGTCCCGAGAGTTCCCAGGGACGCGGGCCTGTCCGGGAACGCCGCCGCCCGCCTTGAAGTTGATCGGCGGGACCATCGGTTGCGGGGGGATTTCCCCGCCGTCAGCCGCCATGATGGCCGACCCGAGAATGTTGCTCCCCGCTCCAATAAGTCCACTGGCGACACCCGCATCCTGCTGACCGACAGCGGTTTGTTGTTTTGCCTGCGCGTTCCCGACTCCCGCTAATGCGTCTGCCTTCTGTAGCGCAAGCTTGGCCGCTTCCTGCGGAGCGTCAACTTGATTCTGAATTTGGACCTGATGCTCCCCGGTTACGTTTTGATTTGAAATTCCTTGAGCGTTGTTCGTGTCGTAGGTGTTCGCCGCCTGCGTCGTCGTTTGGTTCGCCGCGTTCGCCTGTTGCGTGTTCGCCGCGTTGAATTGGTTCAAAGCATTTTGAGCCGCCGCGACGGTGTTCGCCTGCCCCGCTTCTTGGCCGTACATTTGGCTCGCGAGGTTCCCTTCGTTCGAAAGGGCCGTGAGTCCTTGGTTCGCGGCTTGACCTTGCGCCTGCAAAGCCCCGAGGTAGTCGGTCTGCGCGTTCTGACCGGCCGCCCCGTTTTGAAGTGCGGCTGAAATCAAAGACTGAGGGACGCCACGCCCGGCGAAAGATTGCTCGATTGCCCCGCGTTGCCCCGCCGTATTCGTGTTGGAAGCATCTTCCGCCGCGGCGATCTGAGCCCGCTCTTGCGGGGTCATCCCCTGCGCGTTGGCGATCTGACCCTCTTGCGCGAGGGCCTGTTGCATCGTGGCCATCGGCACCGAGGAAAGATTCTCCGCGCCGTAAGCGGAAGGACCCGCCGCCGCCGCCTGCATCTGGGCCGGCGAAAGTTCTCCGGTGCTGACGTACTGCGCCAGCGGGGAAAGTTGAAGCTGTGCCGCCGTCGGGGTCTGGACGGCCTGAATCGCCGCGAGGGCGTTCCGAAGGTCTTCCTCGGCCTTGCCGTTCGTGCCGCCGGTGATGCTGTTGGTCAAGTCCGAAATAAAACTCATTTTGCCCCCGCGAGATATTCCGACAAATTTTTAGGCTTCTTGGGAACTTCGCCGCCTTCCGCGAAGCCGAAGAAAGAACCGATATCGCCCGCCGCGCTTGAGATCGCGCTGCCAAGGTCCTGATAGCCGCCAGCGATTCCGTTTAGGATCGAATTGTCAATGTTTTGAGTCGGGTCCCAGTTCCCCAGCGCCCCTTTCCCCGGCGGCGTCGGCGTCAATCCAGGCTGGCTGGGATAGGTCGGAGTCGACAAGTTGAATTTTGTCATCGCGGCGGTAAGCTGCGCGTTCAGACTCGCGATCTGATTGTTCGCACCCTGAATGAAGTTATTGAAATCTTCGGGGCTCACGCCGCCGGTGTTGCCCCCGGCGTACTGCGAGTTTTCGTAGCTCGCCTGACCTTCCACCGATTTAATGGAGTTGACGATGGGCGCGATGGCCATATTAAACTGCGCCTGCTCGTCGGCGTTGAAGCCGTTGAATTGATTCAGGCTCCCCGGCGTCGGCGCGGTCCCGGCTTCGTT